GTATTGATCAAAAATTTGATTATTTAAATTTTTTGGATCTTTATAATCATACCCCGCAGTTTCAGCTTGATTAACTTCTTTAGTAGTCTTTTTTTCTGTTGCTTTTACTTCTTCATTGACATACTTATCAAATGTAGTAAAAGGATTTAAGCCCGAGGAGGGCATTAAAGGGAAAATATTTTCACTAATTACACTACGTTGTTTTAGTAGTTTAGTAGTTTGGTTGTAAGTAGCAGCATTAGGAACAATATTAGGAAACAAACGTTTTGCTTCTTTCATAAATATGCCTTTATGTCCTTTTCCTTCTTTAAGTAAATTATATTGTTCTTGAAGTGTCTTCATATTGATAAATATTAGTCTTTATACAAATCTACATAATCAAATGCCTTAGATTTTTTTCTAAGTTCTTTTTGATTAACAGGTTTATAACCTATTGATGTGTATTGTGAAATGTTAGCAGGAGAACCTTTTTTTCGATATGCATATTTTGTTAAATAGCCACCTGCTGCTCCGGATGTGCTAATTTCTTTAACTGTGGATTTAACCATAGAATATTGGTCTGGGTAGTTATTTCTAAAGAATGTTCTAAAGTTGTTGAATGTTTTAGCTACTTGTTTAGCTTGAGCTTTATAATCAGCATCGCCCCTTAAATCTTTTTTAGTACTTAAATCTTTAGCAATTTCTTTAGCATCACCTAAAGTATTAAATAATTCAACAAAACTAGGAAGTTTAATAATTTTATGACCAATTCCTCCTCCCTCACCCCTTTCTTCAGGTTTATCGGCTTTAAAATAGGTAGATAAATTAGCAGAAAAAAAATCATCCTTACTAGTAGGACCATATCTATCCTCAATTTTTTTAAGAAAATTAGGATTTAAATCTTTAGCTTTAATAGTTTCAGCCATTATTTTATTAAAGTTAGTTCTTCTGTTAATTGATAATATTGAAGTAAATTGACTAGATCATCGTTATTAATACGAGATGATTTATCTATTTCTTTAAGTATTTTTACTACTTCTAATAACTTAATTTTAATAACATCATCCTTTACCTTTTCAGCATAAGATTTTAGTGATGTTTTAATTTCGTTTACTTTAAGGTTATAAATTTCTTTCAAACGTGGAGTGTTATCAATAGAATTCATAAATTCTTTAAGTACTTCTTTTTGCCCAGTATTTAAATTAGCATATTTACCATTAAATTTTTCAAGCATTACTTTATAAGTAAGTACTCTTAAATCTTTATCGTACTTAGAAAATTCTTCAATTAAATCTTGCTTAACTTTCTTTTCACTAATAGGTAATTCAGTTAAACATTCTAATATTGTAACTTTATTGTTTATTATTTGTTCAGTCTCTGATAGTTTATCAGAATTGAATATTTCTATTAATTTATAAAAAGCAGCATATCCCTTATAATTGGGGACTTGGTGCCTGAAAAATTCATTTACATTATAGTGCTTTTTTATTTCATTAATAAGGTTATATTTTTCCCTTCTTAAGGCACTTCGATTGAGTTTGCGGGTTGCTTCTAATATTGTGTTAAGTGTAATCTCCGCTTTACTTTCTTTTAAATTTTTATCTTTAAATAAAGTCTCATAAAGTTTATATTCTTTTCCTAATTCAGTATTAGCAAATGATTTTTTTAAAATATTTAATGAAGGAGATTCTCCCCCATTTAAGGTATCCGCGGTGATTTGCCTTACTAACAATTCAAATAAAAGACCTGTATTTTTATACTTGGAATGCTTGATGTTCATCTATAGGCTTTTTTATAAATATATAAGGATTTTCACTTCTTTAGTTGATTTTCATCAAGAAGTGATTCATCTTGCTCAAATACCAACTGTTTGCGATTAATTGGAATCTTTTTTAGCATTTCTTTATTCTGATGGTATGCTGTTTTAGCTTCTAATGCCAGGGGAGATCCACCTTTATATGTAGGTTTTATAGCACTTGACTCATTTTCTTTCCCTTTCATGGTATTAACCCCTAATCTATCTTTACCAAAGTTTCCATCTTGAGTATTAATATTTGAAACTTTCTCCTCAGGACGTCCTAATTCTTTTTCATCATACCCTGCAGGTACATTATCAGGTTCATCATAATATCTACCTTTACCATAAAGTGAAGCTAAATCATGAGGTGTGCCGTATGATTCTCCAGTTTCAACTGGGTCATTGCCTTCTGCCTCTATTTGAGCATTACGGAAAGCACGCTTAGAATCTTCTCTAACTAAATCTCTAAATTCATGATATTCATCTTCACTAAAGTGAAATAAATGATCATATATAAAGTCTGAAGGGAATAGTTTAGTTTCTTGCATTTGAGATGCAAGGTCTAGTTTTTCCTTCATTAACGCTACCCTTTCTTGCTCATAAATTATTGAAGGGGTAGTTAAATTAAGTTCAAAATTAACTAAATCATCACCATCATATCCTTGTGTATAAAGATGAACAACCGCTATTTTATATAATTCAGAAAGGATAATTCTTTGGATACGTTCAATAGTACGAGCAAATCTAATATCCTCAGCTGCTAAAGTAGCTTTACCATCTGTATTTTCATCATATCCTAAAAATGCTTTTGGTATTTTGAGAGCAGCAAATAATTTATTTCTTAGATATTCTACGTCTTGGATGCCATCATATTGCATCCCAGGTGTAGTGTCAATTTTAGTAGAAGATTCACCTCCTCTGACAGGAAGGTAAAAATCTTCTAACATATTTTGCATGTTATATTTTAAATTATACTCTCCAGTTTCTTGATCAATATGGGGAGTACGTTTCATTGTAGATATAGTTTTCTGCATAAAGTTTTCTACTTCAGCAGGTGGGATATTTCCTATATCTATATAAAAAATTCTTTTTTCAGGAGCACGAACAATTCTATGTACTAACATAGCATCCTCCATAAGAATATATTGTTTGAATAATTTACGACCTGGTTCTATGTAGCTTCTACCATAAGGAAGATAATTTACATCTGAAAGTAGTCTGAAATGGGCTATTTCATAATTATCAAAATATATGGCTCTGCCACTATTAGTTGTTGATCCTGGGGATGTGATTCCTCCAAAATATCCACCATATTCCCCTCCCCCACTTAACCCATCGGGATCAAATTTAAATTTAACCTCTACATCTTTTTTATTTGAGTCACTAATTTTTTCTTCTCTAATAATATTATATGCCGTATAAGGAATGACATTGTACACACCAAAGTTTTCGGCAATTTCTAGTTTTAAGAAAAAGTCACCATATTTACACATTTGGCGAATCCACATCCATAAATTGAATTCTATATTTAAGACATCATAAAATAAATTATAAAGAATTTTTTGCAAATTTTCATCAGATGATTTTATTTGAAGGACTTCACCCATAGAATTTTTAAGGGTTGATTCATCTGCTAATATATCTAAAGCTGATGCTACAATAGCATCAGTATCCATAGCTTCATAATCAGAATATAATTGAGTTCTAAGTACTTGATAGTTTAATGCCGGGTTATATACTGGCATTTGGTTAGTAGTGTATAGACGGTTAAATCTATCTATCATAGAATTAGTCTCAATTTGACCAGCTTGTTGTTGTTGGTTAAAATCAAGAACTTTTAATTTACTTCCCCCTACATTACGAATAATTACGTCTGTGGAGAATAATCTTTTTAATCTTGTAAATACAGTTGTATCAGCCATTGTATATTAATATATGAATAAATATTATAAAAGCCAACTAAAATCTTCAGTTCCTCCTTTTCCGTTATCCATATGATAAGGGTTATCATTGCCTGTGGCAAAATAAGCTCCTTTATAAGAGGATTGGGATTTTTTTATAGAACCTAAAGCGGCTTTAGTAATATCTACTCCATGTTGTCTAAATTTTAATGCGGTATCTCGTACATATAAGCCAATACCAAAACTCATAACTAAATCATCATTATAGCCCGTTTGAGCTTCTGCTCTACCATATTTCCAAACAAACGTTTTCATTTCTTCTAATAAACGTTTTGATCTTATTGTAACTCCCTTATCACTTACATATTCTTGGAATTTACCAATAACCATAGGACGAGTTCTTGAAGACATAGTAAAACCTGCAGTCATATTTGAACTCCTACTGTATGATTTTAAATAAGAACCTACATCAGGAGCATCTGCTTTGGGTGAGTAATATAAATTCTCATAATTTTTATCTATTATGGTCTGGATGGTACTCCATCCTATATTGGCATTTTCTACTACTAACATAGCATTATTATATTCAGTAGCTATTGCAGTTAATATATTTCCAAAATCTTTAGTACCTACCTGTCCTCTATACTCACCTACTTGAACATTTGATTCAATATCAAAAATGTGGAAAGCAGAATAATCTTTTCCATCTCCTCTAGCTACGTCAGCTGTAATCATATAAGATCTACTATAATCTGCGGGTTCCCAAATCCAAAGATTTTGATCAACTCCTCTTCTTTCAAGTGGATCTTGAATTGTAGTTTTTTCCATAAATTCTACATACTCAGGATAAAACACTACATCTCCTGATGTGCTAAAATCACAGTCACATTCTTGGGCTGCCATTCTTGGGTCACCTAGTAATTCATCTTGTCTATCTCTCCAATCTTGATTTCTTTCAGGGTGAACGTACCAAGGTAATTTGATAGGTAAAAAGTCATTTTCTTTAGCTTCTGCTCTTGACCAGGTTTGGTGGAACCAATTACCAGTACCATAAGGGGTAGATAATGCTATACACCCACCACCCGTAGCAAGTGTTTGTTGTGCTGAGGCCCATATTTCGCCAATGTTTTCAATAAAAGCCGCTTCATCAATTAATAGAAGAGAAACTGCTTCTGATCTACCTGCATCACTTGATGCTGATGTGGCTTTAATTTGAGATCCGTTTGTTAAACGTAAAGTTAATTTGTTATTTTCTTCAAAATCTACTTTAAGCCATGAAGGTAAATTCTCATACATGAATTTAACCTTTGTAACCATATTTTTAGCAGTTTCTTGTTTTGTTGCTATGCAAAGAATGTTTTTATCCTTATGAAAAGTCATCATCCATAAAGAATAACCTGCAGATAGTGTAGAAATTCCTAATTGACGGGATTTAAGAATAATTGAATATGGATTTTCTTGAACTAATTTTAAAACTTTTTCTTGGAAAGGGTATAAATGAAAATTAATCCTGCCTCTTTGGGGGTGCTGGATCATGCAGTACTTTTTCATAAAATGAATAGGATCCTTAGCACATTTTATATATTCCTGTCTAATTATTTGTTTTAAATCACTCATTGAGGTAATGTATAATCTACAACATGTAATAATAAAAGTATTCCTACTGCCCCAGTCCAGGGTTTTTTATACCATTTATCTACTTGATTTAAATGATCCAAATGTAAATCTATCTGATTGTTTAACAGTTCTATCTCTTGGTCTCTATATAAAA